TAGCTGTCTAAAGTACTGCCATCCTTTTGTTTTAAGATCAAAAAAGTCAATGAATTTACTAAATTCATTTTCAATATCACCTTTTTCATCAACACTTAGATCTATATTATCAAATAGTAATTTAGCAGAATGGCCAGATTCGTCGATGTTTATTGCTTCATCGCAAATCTCATCTAGAGCATCAGAGCATTCAGAGTAAGCTGCCATTATCCTATAATCACGTAGTCTACCGCCTTTATTTTCATCAAGGCTCGCATACATAACATCTGAAAAAGAAGTATCTTTTCCAAAGTCACCTATAGCCATATTATTGTATGGATTAGATGCAGATACAGATGTTTTGGCTAGAGCTTCTGCGCGGCGTGTACCTGCTTTGTTAAAATATTTATACTTTGGATTTAAGCTATCGCCTTCGTCTAAAGAGCTAGTATATGGCAAACGGTTTTGAATATACTGAACGAGGTTTCTACCGAAAGTAGAACCACGCCCGTCATTGCTTACGTATGATTTATTTTGATTTGGTGAAGTGTCGGGCATTGCTATTATTTATTCTGAAGTGAAGTAGAACCCAGCAATAGATTGTGTAGAACCCCAACCGGCTGGATTTTTAATTATTATATCAAACTTACCATCACCTGAAAGGGTAGGTATAGTTATATTCATTACATTATCTGATAGGATTGTGAAATTGCTACTAGGTAATAAGAACCCAGATGCAGTTCCAGTATATGTAGTATCAATCGCTGTAAAATTATTTGTTAATGTTTCGTTATTTGAGCTTAACATAACAAATTGCGTTTTATTAAAGTTCTCACCTAATATATTATAGTTGTATAGATTAAAACCAGAAACAGATCTATTTATTGTTCGAGGTTGATTAGTCTCTAACTGAGATCCTGAAGTGTTATAATATATGTTTGTAATATTAGGTATACCAGATAGGATAAAAGTATCAGTATCAACAACACTAGATAATTCACTAAAGAAGCTACTATAATCTAAACTAGATATAGGCTGGTTAAAATTAAAATTAGGAGATGAATTAATAAAATTATTTTCAATAAAGTAAATAGGTTTTGTAGGTTCGTTTCTATCTCTAAACAGCCAACCCTTAATTGTAAAAGTTGTATCTGCAACAGCTCTAAATTTTTCGCTATAACTTAACTCCGTTGGTGGTGTCATAGATATAGTCTGGTCCCACTCTACTTCCGTTCTTATCTCATTTATATTACCAGTATCAGTTGGCTCTTGCCATGCTATTACAATATATGGATTAGTATAAGGTATAAAGTTAGTTATGATCTGTTCTAAATCTTGCATATACCTACAAAGAATAGACATTTTAACAGATAAATTAACCGGTACAGGCATATGCACTTTTGTATTATCTACATCATTAACATAATTATGTATGTTATTTAACTTATTAAAAACTCTTGTATCATCATAAGCAACTGACGTTAAGTCTATCGTTACAACAGGCAGTGTTATATTCTGAGCTTTGTTAACAATATCATACATTACTCGCTGCTTAGGAGCGAAGACATATCTGACCTCTATCTCTTGCTTTGCATTACCGCTTTTATCGTAACGCTTAATTACTGTATCGTCAAATGCAGCAACAAATTGAGTTAGCAAATCTTTAATCTCAAAATTGTAAGTATACTTTTTCAAACCTTATATATATTTATGAGCAGAGCCTGCTTTACTAATTAAACCTATCTAAAAAGTAAGCAGGTAACTTATGTTTGCTCTTAAGAATACTCTCTACAATAGTAGCATCTAGTATATACGTTATACAATAATCCTTTGATGATCTAACACCACGACCGCAAGACTGTATAAGTGAGCAAAGCATTTTATTTTGATACCAGTCAAAATCATCTTTCATTAATCTCTCAATTCTCGTATCCTTAGTAGGTAAGAAAGGCGCTTTCATTATAATCTGAAACCGAGCCAGTTCATCTCGTAAATCAACGCCATATGACATAGACGGTGATATTAATACAGTACTATCTGCGGAGGCATAATGCTGTTCGAGTATATCTTCGTTACGTACCCCTGGTTCGCGATATAAGAATCTATCTCCATATAGTTGTTTAGATAGTGCGCTTGTGATTACGTTGTTATGAGTATGAATAATACCTTTATCATCTTTATGATGTTCGCATATTTGTTTTACTATTTTTATTACATGCGGTAAGTTCTTCTGCATATTATAATAGTTTAGTTTATATTTAGAGTTACATACAATCGGAGCCTTTTCAGCACTAAAATTAGATTCGGCTTCAACGTATTTAAACCGCTTAACGCCTAACGTTTTACAGAAGTTAGCTGGATCAATAATAGTAGCTGACATTAAGATTACTTTATCTGCATAATCAAATAATCTATATGAAAGCCTATCGACCTTGAGAGGCATGAACGTGACACCCTCTTTATCTTTTTCAAAAACATATTCTGCTTCACTCCACGAATCAATAATTAATATAAGCTTTCCGTGAAGATTTCTTAGTTTAATTATTTCACTCTTAAGGTCAATAAGTATTCGCTTGTTACTAGTATCCTTTTTATTAGTTAATATTTCCTTTAACTCATCAATCTTTTCTTCCACATCAACAGCCAGAGTATTTAACCACTTTTCACCTGATCTTGTTGACACATATGGAACGTAATCGATATCTGATTTACGCAAGAACCCGTAATCAATCTTACAAGTAAATTCCTTTACTAGCTGCTCCTCTAACTCTGACGCTTCATCGCAAATAATAAATTGCCGCTTCTTAAGATGCTCTGGTAGAGAAAAGAACATACTATAGTTAAGAGTATTAAACTTTGATACTAACGCTTTATTACGTTGCTCATAATAAGGACAGCTGTTTTTAGCCCAGCATTCATCTTTAAGACGTGGTAAATGTAAGCATGGTGCTAAGTCAACCGAAAAGCGATTATCTAAATCACATTGATAATTAGATTTACCTTTAAGAACTTCTATATCGCTAAATAGATCCTTATACTGATCTTGTAAAGTCTTGGTTATAGTCAAAGCTGTACAGCCGAATGGAACCTCTTCATTACATTCATCTTCATGAGCATAACTACCGCCTTGAGAGTGTTTAAACGCTAGATATGACGTAACAACATCGTAAAATTCTTTAGAGCTCTCACGTGAAACATTACCAATAGTCTTAGATACAAACGATTTACCTGAACCTGTAGGCGCGTTACATACAACAAACTTATAACCATCTTCAAAAGCTTGATCTATATTCTTTAATAACTTAACCTGCTGTGAATTTGGAGTATAGCCTTCTGGAAAGTTATTAAGTAAGTTGGATATCACAACCTTATTATAGTCCAGCTCTACTCAAAGGCAATATATAAACTAGATTATCATAAATTTTAGATTTATTAGATGTATCCATTAACTTAGCTTGTAGCTGTAGGTCATCATCCTTAAGAAACGTTGTAAGCTTATAATTAAATGTAGTTATACCATCATTAGTCTTCACGTCAAACGGGTAAGGTAACTCATACATCTTAAGATTTCCAGCAATCTCAATCATTAACCTTAAGTAGTGCTGCTTTACTTGAAAGATCATTAGTTTTCCTTTTTTAAGAACCTTCTTATCAGTTTTAATAACTATATCTGATAATAGGTGAGGTTTAATATGTTCGATTACATCTTCTAAGCAAGCATTCATGAGTTCATATATGATAGTTTTTGTTCTCCAGACATTGGGTATATATTATCGTTGAAGTATGTCCAAAATTCTTCATTCGCCGGAAACTGCTGTACTAAATCGCATTGATTCATATTAACGTTTCTATAATCTTGCATTAATATATCCCAAACAACTATAAGATTATCAGCAGCTTCATTAATTTTTACAGGGCCTCTAGGCGGTCTGTAGTTAAGAGTAATTCTTCCATTACTAGAGTTAAGTAAACTATAGGATTTAGTACAGATAATATGCCTCGTTGGAGATAATCCAGGAACAGGAACTCTCCTAACAAATCTTAACTCACAAACATTGCTAAGTAAAATATTATCAAGAGTCGCTCTCTGTATTATCATTCTTTAGTTTACATATACCGAAGATTCTATCTTCGTTTAAAAATACACCTTTTTTAATTTTACCTTTACCTGATATATCCAGATTAGATACAGTTACACCTAAATTGTTTGGAAAGATAACAATATCATCTTCTTTAGTATACTTAGCCTTTGGTCCAGCAAGTATAACTTTTGCTTTACGCCAAGCTTTAGTTATAGCATTTGTAGGTACATATATACCATTACGCTGTATTTCACCTTCTTCACTTTCATCGATGTATTCGACTAAGAGAATATCATCAAATATAAAGGATATTTCAAAATCATCTGGCAATCCAATATCACCCTCACTATGAGTTGATAAGTCGATTAGATGTTCCTGGGGTTTAAGTATATCGATATTAGCTGGCATATAAAATATATAGGTCTGTTTTTAATTTAATCAAGATACTGTTTAAGTTCGCGAACAGATATATTTTTGGACTTCGCGATTAGATATAAATCACTCTCATCTTCTTGATCTTTCTTAATCTTTTTAATATAGTTAATTCGCTTAAATTTTAGACGTGGTATCAGATTATAATACAATCTATACTGACGCTGCTTATCATCAAATAAAGCACCAAACTTGTTTAAAGTTTCATTTACAAAATGAGGTGTATCTTTACTATAAAATGAGAGCCACCTATTAAAAAGAAACGGTACAAAGGATTGCTCACCTTCGAGGTCTAACTCACCAGCGTTATCCTTTTTAGAATAAAATAATTTATTTTGTAATTGAAAGAAATTCATTATACAACAATCTTTGTAGTAGCTACAAACTGATCTTTTACTTCTGCATTAAAATAATCAATAACCTCCTGCATAAATGCTTGAGCTTCTTCATCGGATAAATTAGAGGAGAACGCAAATCCGGGCGCTTTTTTACCAGCATCAATATTGATAGCAGTATGACCAACGGCGACGTTCTCAAGGCTATAAGTAATTGAAACGCTTACTTTACCTAATTCATGCTCATATCCATCAGAACCAACAAAACTCTGCTGAACCATAAGATCATCACCATCCATGACAATAGGAATCTTAGCTCGCTTACTCAAAAACTTTGCAATATTTGTATTAAATAAACGTTGAAAAGATACAGCACCTAGAGGACCTAGATTAGGAATCTCCCAACAGAAGTTAATAGCATCTTCTGAAGCAATAAAATCATCGGATAATGTATCTTCAAGATCAATAAGATTCTCAGTTACATCCATCGGCGCTCGAAAAGCAACAATATTACCTACAGGGGATACTTCTTTACGAAATTGTTCATATGCAAAACGCTTATGAATAAAGTCACCGTCATATACTTGCTGATCAATAATCATACTATATTATATAATAATAAATTTAAAATTCAACTCTACTTTAACAAAGACGGAATTTTATCTTCCGCTAATCTATAATTTTTAGCAAGATTATAGTTTTCTTCTATTACACTTTTTTTCGATTTATAAAATTCCGGTGTACATTTTTTAAGAAGTTCAGGAAGTTCCTTAAGTTCGTTAAATATAATCATTCCATCTATGTTAAAAAATTGATCAATGTATTGTGTTCCCCAGTATATAGGAATGCACCCCGTCATAAATGCATCAATGAGTTTTTCAGAAAAGTAATATCCAGAAATGCAATTTTCAATTGCGAAGTGATACCTATAATCTTTTAATCCATAAATTTTTTCTTGAAGATGTAAATGAGGGCCTTGCGCGCTCCCCCAAACATCAATATTCTTACCAGAGCCTAATATGATACTATGTCGAAGCTTATGACCGCTAAGGTATGTCTTACCGGATGCAATAATAGAAAAGTTTTTCGTTTTAGGGTATATACTTTTTTCTTCATCTTTTAACCAGCACCCTCCAATAGGTAATAATATTGCATGCTTCCATTTTTTTAAGACTCTATCATCATGAGTCCAAATGGAATCAAATTTATCACCATTCTCTAAAAGCCAGTTAGTTTGACCTGGTATAACTCCAGGAGACTCAACTAACCAAGCAATATTTTTACTCTCTTTTAATCTACTTTGACGGTTAGTAAGATTATTATCTGTCCATACGACAAGATCATCATTGTTATAATTTGATGTTCGAATCCACTCAATAGGTGCCGTATCGTTAGGCATATGTGATGGATTAGAACTATATTTGCAGTGGGCAAACATAGAATCTTCAAGGTATATTTTTAAGGGTGACATTATTTTAAATGGTTATCCAACGACTTGGAATTATATCTTTAGGATCCAGACTACGATGACCTGGGCCAAACCATACTTTAGGTGCTATTATAGTTTTCTGCTTTTGATTTTTTGTTTCGCCTAACCATGCTCCCCACCAACTAAAAGAAGAATTACATATTATATTATTACTACATAAAGACATATGATAAATTACTGCAAAGGGATTTGTATCAGTTGAATAAACAATCTTATCTGATTCACCAAACATTTTTTTTGCTGTTTCTATATCATCAGAAAAAATAATTAATTTATCAGAAGATGTAGCCTTTGTAGCTTCTTTCCAGTAATACGTTGGTTGTGCTGGATGAAATTCTCGCAACTTAACATAGTCACCTAACCTAATATGAAGTGAGGTACAATTATTTGGATCCGGATAATATCCATCTTTAATTTTACTATTAATTAATTCTTTTATAAAATCTTTAAATTTAAATTGGTTTCTTATTTCTTGTTCAGCATTTTCAAAATACTTTTCTGATTGAAAATATCCAATCATATCAGTAAAGTCATCTACCTTATGATCAGTATAATAAAAAGGAAATTCTACTTCTTTAAATTTATGATTATTAGATTCTAATATAGTTGTACTTATATCAAAACCATCAAAAATGGATGTATTATTACAGCCGTAGTGATGATCGTAATATGTTTTATTGTATGGAACTGCTATACCTAAGCCTGTCTTTTTAGCCATCCCTAATACAGCAGCAAATTGAAACATGCTATTGCCTAAATTTCCATGTCTACCTATTCGTGTTGAAGTTATCATTACTATATATTATCTTTATGCCAATCCCATTGATCAATATGAGCTTGAAGGTCGTCTTTGCTCATAAGAGATATTTTCTGACAATAGTCTCTATTGAAAATTATATGGGGGTTATGATTGTAAGAAGTTTCTACCCGGGTATGTGTAAGATGCCACAACGGCCATTTGGTACGAAGTATCTTTGTACCAAGCTTTTTAAAACGTATTTCAATCTCATTATCATCATACCCGACGCTTTTAAAATTCTCATTACCTCCACCACACTTCCAGAAGTGTTTTCTATCAATCATTACAACCCCTCCAACTGAATTAGAGTTAAATAATTTACACTCGTTAAGATCTACGTTTGTTAAATTTTTAGTCTCATTAATAATATCAAAATATTTTTCTGGTACATCATAAAAATTACCATCGTAGGGATATACTAGTTGTGCTTTTTCATTTAAAATTAAATCAACTGCAGCAGTAATCTGTTTAGGTCTTAATAAAGCATCCGCATCATATATAGAGATAATAGGAGTTGTAGATTCTCTTACGGCTATATTAATAAGTTTGAGTTTATTAAAAAAGTCATCTGTTTTAGTAAAAATATGCTTACAGTTAAATTCTTTACAAATAGTATGTAACTTACTGGTTGTATCTTGTTCACTTATTATAATATCTGCATTAAAATAATAATTAAGATAACTTAAGGTAGTTTTAATATTTCTAATACGATCTTTATGATCAACCTGTGCTGGTATTATAAAAGTTAATTTATCTTTAAGGTCATGTGCTTGTAATTTAGACTGGGGGTTATAAGCTTCCTTAATAAATTTAATAACATCTATTATTGGCGCATCAGGTACTGATACCGGACTTATACCATGTTTGTTTGTAAAATGTTGTGAGGATTTTTGAATATTTAATTGCCAGTCACTACGTGGTCTTATTGCAGACGAGTCTTCTGAACATTTTTGCTCTTGTACAAAATCTAAACTATTAGCAATATCAGCCCACCACCAATAAGGGGTACTATATCCCTTTTTAGCTAGCATATATGAATGATCAACATGCTCAAATGCATTAGTGTATTGCTCGTCATATAGACCCACAACATCTAGTGATTCTCTAGTGTAGAAAGTTACCGCTCCAACACAATGCTGGTTAAGTGCTATTTTAATATCATCACCGTAGTCTATAACTTTTCTAGGTACTGGAGCGCCGCCACTTATACCAGCTTTATTTGCAGGCCCGTGATATCCAAACATAAAGTGATGTATACCTGTTTCTTTATAAGCTTTAATATATTCAGCAAATAAATTACCTTTAAATTTCATATCATCTTCTACAAGAATAATATAATCACATCCTTTGTCTAAAAGATGCTTGAGAGCTCTATTCTTAGCTTTACCTACTCCTTCACCGCCTTGAGTACGAATAAATTCAGCACCTCTACGTTTAAAAGGTCCTTGTTTCTTACTATCATCTACAACTACTAATTCATCGTACCACTCATCACTTATTGACTCAAAACACACGTCAAACATTTTCACCCTATCACAGGTAATAATACCAACACCTACTTTACTCATACACTATATTTTATACTAAAGTATGTTATAATCAACTAACTCTTGTATAAATATATACATGCCTTGTATTAATCGTGATAATGTAATTTACAACGTCAGAGAACTTCCAGAAGTTTTTTCTGTTGCAGCTGGTGATCTATTATTAGTAGAAACAGAAAATGGTACAAATATATTAGACTTTGAGAATTTTGTTATAGGTGTTGATAATACAACTTTTGGTTCAACGCTATCCAGCAACACTACAAATATTGCTACTTTATCTAGCAGCTTTAATACCTTAAGTTCTTCTGTAGACTCATCAATAGCAGCTTTAAGTTCCTCAGTTATAACATCCAATACTAAAGCAATGGTGACGCTAACAGCATGGGATGCTAGTGGAGTTATTATTAATAAATCTAGCAATATTGCCTCTGCAGAAGTAGATGGTAGTGTTATTCGATTTAACTTTATATCTAATTTTATAGATGAAAAATATTTAATATTACCATCTGCTGGTATAGTAAATGCAGATGGTGATTTAGCGATGATTTTTTTATCAGATAGAAGTACTAACTTTGTTGATCTTTCTGTTATAGATGCACAAACCGGTGATAGAGCTACAACAGCAGCAAATATTGGATTTAAATTAGAATCATTTTAATCCAAATTTCTTAAATAGTTCCTTCTCTTCTTCTTCTGACTCATGAGCATTGGTTTGTTGATTAACTAACTGTTCTAACTCTTTAAGATTATCTGGATTTAAAATCGAATCTTTATCACTATGCATACCTCCATCTGGTGCAACGTACTCAGCGATAAGGTCAACGCGTTGTTGCATACTATCTGGTAGCTTTATAAGACAAGGTGAATCATCTTTAGGAAAGAAAATATCTGAATCTATATTTTGCTTATATTGTTGATATAATGATTCAATAATATTATTTATTTCAATAATATATTCTTTATTTGCATCACGTTTACCATTATCTTCAACAGACATACTCTCATTAAATTTACAAATAAATATAATATCTAATGACCGCATTGATTCTTTAACTAATTTAATTTGTGTATTAACAAATGCGGTATCAAAACCTTCTACACCCTTTTCATGTGACCATATTGTATAAGCTAAAACATCTAATGTACATCTATCATATATTATATTATCATCAACCGTATTACCTAACTGCTGATCAGTTATAAAATTTAATATTTCAGTTTGTGTTTCTGTAGTAGTTTTAGATGAATGTTCTAATTGCTTTTCTTCAATAATATCGCGATATGTCTTTTCTGGTGTTTTGTATGTATTCCAAGTATGTAAAAAACTTTGTAGTAGAGATGTCTTACCAGTATTAGCAGCACCTGTTAATGATAATCGCATACAATTATTTAATTATATTTAAAAATTGGCAAGAAAGGAATGCCATTCTTCTCTATATATTTCAAACTTATAACCATCCGTCGGTTTAAAAGGTTTATACCGTAATTTTAATTTAGTCTCAGAAAGTAACTTATTACTTTTTTTAGAGTTTAATATTTTATCACATGTTACTAAATTATCCCATGTATCCTTTCCACCTTTACTCTTTGGAAACACATGATCAACGCTAAGTTCCGTTTTTTGTAATTTTTTACCTGTATACACACACGTATATTTGTCACGCTCCCATATATTTTTTTTGGTCGGAAACTTTGCCCTCTTATGCATTATACCCTTATAAGTAGAACATATAACTACAGTAGGGAGCCGTATAGGACCGTTAACAGTATGAATAAAATTATCATATGGCCTGATAGGTAAATCCATCCACAAATCGATA